ACGCAGCTATCGCGTCTTGGAACTCGACGCATGCCAGCGTGAAGCCGGCGAGGAAGGTGAAGCGATGACGACAACCAGGAACTCAAGGACCGACTCGTCAGCCACTTCGGCTACGCGACGGTCGACGGCGTGAAGCACATGGATGGGACGTGTGCCCTACCGCTGACCGTCCCTTGCGCGCCACCGCTGCCAGTGGTAGACCTTCGCTTCCATGGCGATCGCTGGCACGAAGCTGGTCCCCGTGAGCGAATCCGGTCACCGGCTCGGCGAGCACAACGGCCGTGCAACCATCAGCGATGCACTCGTCACCCACCTACGCGACCTGCACGAAGGCCAAGGACTCGGTTGGCGACGGCTCGCCGCGATGTTCAACCTGCGACCCAACACCGTGAGGGACATCCTGGACTACCGCGCTCGAGCAACGCTTCCACGCGAATGGCGCAGGGTGCCAGCGACGTCAGGACCCACGTTCGCGCCGAGTTCGGCTGAGGCTCGCAGACATGAGTAGCGGCCGGGAGCGCAACAAGACGAGGCAGCCCGTGGCCGAACGCTCTGTCATTCCTGTCGAGAAATCCGAGAAACTTCCAGCGTGGGTCGAGGACTTCATCAAGCACACGGAAGAGAAAGGCTCGCTCATGGGCTTCTGCAAGCTCGCTGGAAGTCCGTCACCGCCAACAATCTACAACTGGCTTGATCGATCGCCAGACTTCGCGTTACGGTTCGCACGCGCGAGGCAGATCGCAAATGACGGGCTTCACGAGGAACAGCTAGAGATTGCGGATGAACGCAACATCCTCGATCCTGACGACGTGCAGCATCGCAAGTTGAGGATCTGGACGCGCCAACAGGTGCTGGCGAATAGGGATCCGGCGCGCTTCGGTTCCAAGCAGGCGGTCGAGCACAGCGGCACGATCGGCTTCGAGCAGCTCGTGCGCGACGCGGCCAAGAAGGTTGAGGGGACCGATTGACCGCGCAGGCCGCTGCAGTCGATAACATTGCCCGCTGGTGGCGCGACCCGGTGGCGTTCGTGCGCGAGGTGTTCAAGGTCGAGCCGGATGCTTGGCAGGCTGACGTCCTCGCGGCGTTCCCCAAGTCTCCACGACTGGCGCTCAAGAGTTGCAAGGGACCTGGCAAGACCGCCGTGCTGGCGTGGATCGGCTGGAACTTCTTGGCCACGCGTCCGCATCCAAAGATTGCGGCGACCAGCATCACCAGCGACAACCTTGCCGATGGCATGTGGACGGAAATGGCCAAGTGGCGCACGCGGTCGCCGTTGCTGCAGGCCGCATTCTCCTGGCACAAGACCAGGATCGAGTCCACGCGCGAGCCGCAGGCTTGGTGGATGTCGGCACGGACCTGGCCACGCAGCGCCGATGCCAACACCCAGGCGGACACGCTGGCCGGTTTGCACGCCGACTACATGCTGTTCCTGCTCGACGAGGCCGGTGGCATCCCTGACGCGGTGATGGCCGCTGCTGAGGCCGGCTTGGCCAACGCCCGAGGCGGCGGTGGCAAGGAAGCCCACATTGTCATCGCCGGCAATCCGACGCACCTCGAGGGGCCGCTCTACCGCGCCTGCACCTCGGAGCGGCATCTCTGGCACGTTACCGAGATCACCGCGGACCCTGACGACCCGAAGCGGACGCCTCGAGTCTCGGTCGAATGGGCGCGCGAGCAGATCCAGAAGTATGGCCGGGATAACCCTTGGGTGTTGGTCAACGTCTTCGGCAAGTTCCCGCCAACGTCGCTGAACGCGCTGCTCGGCCCAGACGAGGTGCGCGCGGCGATGAATCGGCAGCCGCCGATGGACTATCCGACGCATCCTGTTGTCCTTGGCGTGGATGTGGCGCGCGAGGGCGACGACGCTTCGGTGATCTTCCGCCGGCAGGGTCGCTGCAGTTGGGAGCCGACCATCCTGCGTAACGTCAACTCGCTGCATGGTGCCGGTGCGGTAGCCAGCGCCTGGCGCGATGAGAAGGCTGAGGCATGCTTCATCGACAACACTGGCGGCTTTGGCGGAGGCTGGATCGATCAACTCCAAGTCCTTGGCTTCTCGCCGGTTCCGGTGCACTTCGCAGGATCGCCGAATGACATCCGCTACGCCAACAAGCGAGCCGAAATGTGGTTCACCATGGCGCAGTGGATCAAAGATGGCGGCTGCCTGCCGAACGTGCCAGAACTCGTCGCCGAGTTGACCACGCCAACCTACTTCTTCAAGGGCGACAAGGTGCAGCTCGAGGACAAGGATCAGATCAAGGAACGGCTGCATCGCAGCCCTGACCGCGCCGATGCCTTGGCCTTGACCTTCGCCTATCCGGTCTACAAGAGGACCGAACGCGAGGAGTTCATTCGCGGCAAGAATCGACAAGAGCATGACCCGTTCGATGCTTTGAAGTAGGATTCCGCCGTGCAACCATGGACGCAACCCAATCGAAGCCACGGCGTCTGCCGCAGCAGGACGATTCGGTGCGGATCTACGGCCGCTGCCCGGAGTGCGGCACCGTGATCGTGGTCAACCGACAGCCGGATGGCGAGTTGCATCTCTGCGTTGAACCGTGCGGTGACCATCCACAACCAGCGAGGCGCCATGGAACTGCTGCCGAAGATCGAGCCTGAATCGCCCAAGCCGCCGATGACGGGCGAGGAGATCCGCGAGTGCATCCGGTCGTTGAACGCCGACATGCAGTTGGCTCTCGACGTCATCGAGGCGTGCATGGCCATCAAGACCGTCTCGCGCGTGCTTCCTGGTCCGCTCGAAGCGACGATGCTGCACCTGTTGAAGCAATACCGGCAACGTCAGCAGCCGGAACTCATCCTCCCATGAAGAAGTCGAACGAGTCTGAGTTGGCGCGCCAGAACAAGTTGCTGCGTGCGCAGATCGCCAAGATGCAAGCCGACTACCTCCGGCTGTATTCCGATCTGCAGGCGGCGCAGCGAAACCTCGCCGGGACCAGAGTGCTCATCGGGTTGTCGCCATCGGAGTCGATGGTTGAGGAGAACAAGCGGCTGGCGCTGGAGAATGCGCGGTGGAAGAAGGATCTCGCTGGCCGTCCTGAAGTCATTCGGACAGTGGAGAAGATCAGCGACCATCCGCTGGTTGGACTCATTCGGGAGATCGTTCGCGAAGAGATGGGCGACGTTGAGCGCGACTGCTGCTCAACCGGAGCCTGTCTCAGCGACTGACGGGGGGGACATTCGCCCGCGCCGTTCCTAGCGTCCGCCGGGGAATGGCAGCCGGGCCGCAGAGCAAGCCGCAGACGCAGGCCAGCATTCGGCTTTCGACTGTCGTCGAGATGCAGAAGAAGGCTGGCGCGCTGATCCGCGACCACTGGGCTGAGATCGAGCAGCACAAGGGCAGACCTGATCCTGAACCGGACTGGCTGCGCTACTTGGCGCTGGAGAAGAAGGGCGTGCTGCTGCTGCTCGCGGCGTTCGCCGGCAAGGCGATGATCGGCTACTCGGTCAACGCCGTGGTGCCGGACATGCACTACGCGGGGCGACAGTGCTGCGCCAACGACGGCATCTACCTCGCGCCCGAGTTCAGGAAGCGCGGCATCGGCAACCGGCTGATCCACGAGACCGAGGGCATGGCGCGGAAGATGGGCGCGCGCCGGCTGACCTTCCACAGCAACCTCGGCACCGGCTTTCAAGACCTGCTCGGTGCGTTGGGCTACTTCCCGGCCGCGGTGGTCTACGAGAGGTCGCTCGATGGCTGATCCCGTGAGCCTTGCCGTTGGTTCCGTGCTTGTCGGTGGCAGCGTCATCCAAGGCCAGAAGCAGCTCAAGCTGCAGAAGCAGGCTCTTGAGGACCAGAAGAACGCACAGGCCGATGCGGTGGCGCGTGCGGCCAAGGCACAGCGTGACTCGCAGACCGCGGTCAACGCGGCCAACCAGAAGACGCCGGACATCGGCGGATTGCTGACTAGCGAACAGGCTGCAGCCAGCCAGGGCGTCGGCTCAACGCTGCTCACCGGGCCTGGTGGCATCGATTCGAAGTCCCTCAAGCTGAGCAAGACGTCGCTCCTGGGGGCATGAACCGATGACCGCTGCAGCCCCTCCTGCGATTCAGAGCACGAAACGCCAGTTGATGACGCGCTGGGGCTTCCTCAAGACCGAACGCGCGTCTTGGGTGCCGCAGTGGCAGGACATCACGAAGTTCATCCTGCCATGGGGTGGCCGCTACTTCGCGCAGGACAGAAATCGCGGCAACCAGCGCATCAACAAGGACCTGCTCGACAACACGGCGACCGATGCGCTGTTCACGTTGGCGGCTGGGCTCATGGCCGGTGCGACGTCACCAGCGCGACCGTGGTTCAAGCTCAAGACTGGCGATCCAGACCTTGACGCCTACCAGCCTGTGCGCCTGTGGCTCGACAACATCGAGACCAGGATGCGCGCGGTGTTCCAGTCGAAATCGAGCAATACCTACCGCGTGCTGCACCAGATGTATCTCGAGCTTGGCGCCTTCGGGACCAGCGCGAGCGTCATGCTGCCGGACCGCGAAGGGATGATCTACCACTACCCGGTGACCGTCGGCGAGTATGCGATTGCCGCGGATGCCAAGTGCCGGGTTGACACGTTCTACCGCGAGTTCGAGATGACCGCGCGGAACATGGTCAAGCAGTTCGGCATCAAGAACTGCAGCGGCCAGGTGCAGTCGGCGTATCGGAATCAGGGTCAGGATCAGCCGTTTACGGTGGTGCAGGCCATCGAACCGCGGTCGGACCGCAAGGCCGGCAAGAGCGACAACCTCAACATGGAGTGGCGCTCGGTCTACTTCGAGTTGGCGAACGGCGATGACCTGCTGAGCGAGAGCGGTTTCGACTACTTTCCGGTGCTGGCTCCGCGTTGGTCGACGTTCGGCGGCGACGTCTACGGCAACAGCCCAGGCATGCGCTGCCTTGGCGACATCAAGGGCTTGCAGTTGGCGCAACTGCGGAAGGGGCAGTCCATCGACTTCATGACCAAGCCGGCCTTCGTCGGGCCGCCGTCGATGAAGAACAAGGACATCGACCTGTTTCCTGGCGGCATGACGCTGGCGGAGAACACTGGCAACAGCAGGCCGGCGGTGACTCCGCTGTTCCAGCCGACTCTGTCGCTGCGGGATCTCGGCGAGGACATGGCCGAGACGCGCGACCGGATCAATCGCGCGTTCAGCAAGGATCTGTTCCTGCTCATCACCAACAGCAACGATTCGCAGAAGACGGTGCCGGAGATCGCCGAGCGACGCGAAGAGAAGATGATGGTGCTCGGCCCGCTGCTCGAGAGCCTGCAAACCGAGATGCAGGAGCCGCTGATTGCCAATCTGTTCCGGCGGATGCTGGAGACCAACTCGATCCCGCCGGCGCCGCAGGAACTCAACGGCATGGAGTTGCGCGTCGAGTTCAACGGCGTGCTGGCGCAGGCGCAGGTTGCCATCGGCATGAACAGCGTCGATCGGTTCACCGCGACGCTTGGCCACATCGCCACCTTCAAGCCTGACGTGCTCGACAAGTTCGATGCCGACGCTTGGGTGGACGCAGCCAGCGACATGCTCGGCGTGCCGCCGCAGATGATCGTTGCCGGCGACAAGGTGGCCTTGATTCGCACCGCTCGCGCCAAGGCGATGGCGGCGAAGGAACAGGCTGCGGCGATGGCGCAGACTGCCAGCACAACCAAGGATCTCGCTGCGGCTCCGACTGGCCCAGGCCAGAAGACCGCGCTCACTGACCTACTCAACCAATACTCGGGCTACGGCTCGCCAACACCAGCAGGCAATCCATGACCGTTCCGCGTTTCGATGTCGTTCCGAGCGGGCGCGGCCCGTTTGAATATTGCGCGTCAGTGACTCCTGCTGATGCGCCGTTCATCGCTGGCACCAGCGGCGCATCTGGACCGTGCACGGGGTTCGGCGACGTCGATGGCAAGCCGCGCATTGCTTCTGGTCTGTGGGTTGGTGGCTCCGGCAACGTGTCGCTCGTCGATCTCAGCGGTGCGTCGGTGACGTTCAGCGGACTTGGGGCTGGGACGCTGCTGCCGTTCCGCTGCTCACGCGTCAACAGCACCAACACTACCGCAACCTTGATCCTCGCACTGTTCTGATGGCTAGCACGATTGATGTCCCGCCGGCCGTAGACGGCTCGACGATTGCTCCAGCTGACTACAGTCAGTCAGGTGGCGCGCGCACGAAGGGAGCCAGGACGCCGCCAGACTTCGGCGTGCCCAAGTATGCAAGCCAAGTAGTCCCGAAGACGGCGACGATCACAACGAGCAGCGCCGAAGTCGTGGTGGCTGCGGCCGTGACCGGCGAGACGCACCACCTGATGCACATCGATATCCAGGTGACCGCGGTCCCGACGGCGTGCACCGCAACGCTGCGCAACGTGGCCGCTGGCGCAACGGTGCACACGTTCTACTTGCCTGGGGCGCTTGGGCTCGCTGGTGCGCCATACACCTACTCGCCGCCGCTCCCTGGCGTTCTCTCGGGCGACTGGACGGTGCAACTCAGCAGCAACCTTCCGACCGTCATCATCAACACGGTCTACGTGACCGGCTGACCATGCCATCCGACACCATCCTAGCCTCGGTCATGGCTGC